GCAGCAGACTGTTCCGAACAACTTACTACAGCCGATCACCGAGCATATCCACAGGTACGTGCCGTTGGATGCCACGGATAAAACTTATGATGCAGATAACGGCATGATCACATGGACCAGGACGAACAGGGTGATTTGCAATGAATGTGGGAATATTAAGGATATAGTAAAAAGCACGATAAGCAGAACAAAACCGGAGTGGTATTAAGATGCCAGATTCAGCAATCAACGCCATTGCGACAAAGATGTATTCGCTCATTTATAACGATGCTACTTTGCTTGCGTTGGCTACAGGAGGCGTACATGACAAGGTTCCGCAAGATACAGCAATGCCCTATGTCCAGATGGGCGAATGGACTGAAGTGCCTTGGAATTGCTTTGGCCGAAAGGGCAAAGATGTTACTGCTACTTTGCATATTTACAGCAGAGATGATGATACAACTTGGGGGATTAAGCGATGCGGAGATATCCTTGCCAGACTGAATACGTTATTGGATTATGTGACGTTTGCGGTTACCGGCTTTGCAACCACAGTTTATTGTCGTTACGAAGATTCAAATTCACTTTTGGATGCTGATGGCGTGACTCGACATATCGTGGCCAGGTACCGGATTATCGTTCAAATATAAGGAGAAGCAAACATGAAGGAAACAACTATAATCAGACTTCTCATTTCTATCCGGGACCAGATAGATGCTATTTTAGAAGAATATGCTGGGAAGATCGAAGAGACCAGTCAGCAAAAAGCCAAGTGCGATCATCCTATGGAATATCGGTTGAATCTGTCGGTCTTGGGAAGCAATGTGAAGCGATATAAATGCAAAATCTGCGATTATGAGTGGACAGAAGAAATCAATACCAACAAGGGGGAGATTTAAATGGCTTTACCAGGAAGTGATGCGGTAATCTATGCCAGCACGAACGGGTCGGACTGGACCGCGATCGATGAACTCAACAATGCATCGATGAATGCAAACGGTGAGAATATCGACATCTCTAAATTCGGCGACGACTACCGAGGCAGAATCCAAGCAATCAAGGATGCGACCTACAGTCTGAGCGGATTTTGGGACAAGGATGATACCAATGGCCAAGTGGCTATCAGGGCAGCCTGGGCGGGCAACACGGCCATCTACGTCAAATTCACCGTGGATGGTACAAACGGCTGGTATCAGCAGTGCAAGGTATCTGGGTTCAATCTATCGATTGCCGTCGATGGAGCAGTGGAAGTGGCCATTGACCTGGAAGGCACCGGGGACATCACGGCCACACCGTAAACCGATGGCCTGAAATAAAGGGAAAGGGTGATGCAGGATGGCACTCAAAGGTAGCGCGGCATCCTTCAATGTCAGCGTCGATGACGTGACCTATTACGCCGTCGGCGAAATCAACAATTTGGCCATGAATGGTGATGGCGAAAATATTGATATCTCCAAGTTCACCGACAATTATCGCGGGCGAATCCAGGCTTTGAAAGATATCAACTACACGGCCGATGGATTCTGGAACAAGGCTGATACCACAGGGCAGATTGCCGCGAGGCTGGCCTGGCTCAATGACACAACGCTATATGTCAAGGTGCTGGTGGATGCATCCAACGGCTGGAAGCAGCTGGTTAAGGTGTTGAGTATCACTATCAATACCACGGCAGACGGCGCAGTCGAGGCCTCGTTCGAATTCACCGGCAACGGCGATGTCACGGCCGTGTCATAAGGAGGGATGAAAGATGGCTAAAGCAGGACAAACATGTCAGGTTAAGGTCATTGGCGTCGGCGTGGCCTTCGTCGGCGAGGCGACCAGTTCATCTGATGACACCACATACCAGATAACCGATACGGCCAAGCGCGTATTCGATCGCACGGCAACAGTGAATGTGCATGTGTTTGGTGCGAACCATGCGGCTGAAGCCGGCACGACTACCACGAATATCAAGGTAACTGGACATGGCCTCGTTACTGGCGATCTTATTGTCAATACAACGCGCAGCAATGCAGCAAGGATTATTACCAAAATCGATGATGACAATTTTACCGTCGCAGCAGTTACCAGCCAAACCGATGGTGATACCATCGCATTCTACCCGACAGAAGCAGCTGCAAACACAACGAAGAACAGGCTGGAGGGCAAAGTCACATTCAGCGGTGCTTTAGCCAGGACGGTCCGCATATCCAGCACTTATCTGCCGTTGGCAGCGGCCGCTGAAGCCCATGCCTACAGTTACAAGCTGGCACGCGATGCCATCGATAAAACGGATTTCGGGCAAGGATTTAAATACCGGACCAAGATCGTCGGCTTGAAGGATATCACCGGATCGCTCACAGAATGGCTTACAACCGACACTGCTCTTTATGATTACCTCATTGCCGGGAACCCGGTGGTATTGGAATTTTGGAGCGATACCGGAGACGCCTATGATGTCAAGTGCTGGGCCTTGCTAAATTCTGACCAAATGTCCGCGGTGTGTGATGGTGAACTAGATGAAGTAGTGGAATTTGAAGGGAGCGTAGACGCCGACAATAATGTCGTTGCGTTTGGCTAATAAAACAAGGAGGAAACAAGAAATGGGAAGTTTGACAAGAGCAGATATCTTGGGATCAAATGATCTCCCCACGGAGAAAGTGGAGTGCCCTGAGTGGGGTGGTTATGTTTATGTCAAAGCATTGACAGCAGCGGAGCGGGATGCGTGGGAAAACAGTATGTTCGAGATCAAGCAGAAACACGGACAGGCTCCTGAGATGGTTCCAAAACGTGAGAACACTCGTGCACGATTCTGTGCAGTATCAATGGTTGATGAAAGTGGAACACTTCTTTTCTCAGCCGCTGATGTAGTAGCATTGGGATCAAAATCTGCAAAGGCTTTGGACAGAGTGTTCGGAGTTGCTCAGCGACTGTCTGGTCTATCAAATGATGATATGGACACACTCGAAAAAAACTTGAGTACAACCCAAACAGATACTTCTACTACCAATTAGCCGAACAGCTCGGTTATGCAAGTGTACGAATGATGCTTGGGGAGATGACAAGTTTAGAAGTAACGGAGTGGCAAGCATATTTTATATTGAAGGATCAGCGCCGAAAAGATGAAGAGCGTGATGCTAAGATGAAGTCACAAGCAGAACGGAAGAAAGGAGGCTTCAAGAAGTAATGGCAGTAGCAGCAACAATGTGGATAGAACGAATATGTAAAAATTGCGGGAAAGAATTCAAGATAACGGAAGGCTTTTACAAATCGCAAACAAAAATATACGGAGAAGCAGCATGCACTTTTTGTAGCCGATTATGCGTTGTGGAATGGATGAAGAAACGATACGACGAAGCCTATGAAATAAAAATATGTAAAAATTGCGGCAAGGAATTTCGTATCTTGAAATCACTCACAAATAACGAAAAAAGGAAAGGTCGAGGAAAATATTGTTCTTTGGAATGTTTTCATAAACATGGAAGAAGCGAAATTGTCTGCCAAAAATGCGGTAAAGTTTTTAGCGTTTTAAAATGCATGGATAATAGAAAATATTGTAGCCAAAAATGCGCAGGCGTTTCACGGAATAGAATTAGTAAAAATTGCGTGGTTTGCGGGAGGGACTATGAGATTATATCAAGTGATAAGGATATAAGTAAATGTTGCTCATTCGATTGCCTCATAAAGTATGTTGCTAAATTAAATACAATACATTCATTAGACGCAAGATCTAGATGTGGACGCAAGAAATGGCGACAAAAAAGATTGCAAGTATTAGAAAGGGATAAATATATATGCCAAACTTGTGGAGCACCCCATGATCTTATTGTTCATCATGTTATAAATTGGCGGATAGTAAAGAATGATAATATAGACAACTTAATTACATTGTGCAGGTCATGCCATTGGGAAGCACATGGTAAAAAAGTAAAAAGACAAATATTGAATTATGTTTAAATTATTATTTGGAGGTGATTAAGATCGCTGTTGCAGCAACAATGTGGGTTAAGATTGGGGCAGATGTCACCGACTTTAACCGCAAGATGAAAACCGTTCAAAAGACAACCAGCACGCTTGGCACTATGCTCAAGCGGGTTTTTGGATTCATAAGCCTTGCTTATATTGCACGTGAGCTATATCAGTTCTCTAAGGCCTCTGTCAAATTAGCTTCGGATTTGATCGAAGTTCAAAACGTTGTTGACGTCACTTTTGCCGGGATGACTAGTGATGTGGAAGCATTTGCCAAAACTGCCATAGCGAAATTTGGCATGTCAGAATTAGTTGCAAAACAATTCACTGGCAGACTGGGCGCAATGTTCAAGTCGAGTGGTCTTGCCACTGCTCAAGCTAAAGACCTCGCAATTTCATTGACTGGTTTAGTCGGTGATATGACATCCTTCTATAACATACCACTTGAAGATATGTTTACGAAAATCATCGGCGGCATGGCCGGTGAAATTAGGTCGCTTCGTGAACTCGGTATTGATATGACAGTGGCAAGCCTCGAATCTTATGCAATGGCTCATGGTATTAAGAAATCTTACGAGGAAATGACCAGGGCAGAACAAATCATGGTCAGATATGGGCAATTAATGGAAGCCACAACCGATGCGCAGGGCGACTTTGTTCGAACATCAAAGTCATTTGCTAACCAGATGCGTCTGGCGCAGCTTAATTGGCAGCAGTTTCAAACCGTCATGGGCCGGGGTTTCATTAACATAGTTTATGGCGCAATTACGGCATTCAATAATATCAGCAGTGCTCTATTAAATCTAGCTTCTAAATTTGAAATCGTTACACGCATTTGGTTCGGGAATGCTGCTGCAATAGATACGTCAAGCAACGTAGCAACCAATACGATGTCTGATTTAGCTGATACATATGATGATCTTACAAAATCC